GTTAATAATGCCACGTTCATCCATCACTTGTAACATTTTAGATACTAATGGAATCATTGTTTCATTAATGAGTCGACCAAATGCAGAACCTAAGTTTTGTGATAACTCTTTCATTCTTTCTACAACTTCTGTTGCTGATCGAGCTGACATATTATCTGGTGGTAATGACTCATCTAATAGAATACGTTTAATATTCATACGTAAGTCATTCATTACAATGTTAGATACATTGAAGTCACCAGCACGTGGCAATGGTCTCAATGATTCACCTTGTGGACCACCATTACGTGCAACAGGAATAATTGCACCTGGCATAATCTTCACTGTGTTAGGATTCAATACACCATCATCAGCTGCTGTGTACACACCAGAAATAGATAGTGATGCATTCTTTAATACTAACTCTAATGTTTTATTGAGTGTTTTAATATCAGGTAATGCTGTGATTAATGGGCCACGACCATAGATCTCACCAGCAACTTTAGCATAACGAGAAACCACCCATGGTGAGTAAGGCATACGTCTGTATACTAGTTCTGTTTTAGATTCTTTGTGGATTAAATGATAGCAATAGTCACCACGCTTCTGATCAAACACAGTGGCTTCGATCAACTCCATATCATCTGTTGGTTTATCGTCAATCTTTCTTTGTAAGTCAGCTGGTATTTCTGCATCAGGCCATTGACGTTGAATTGCTTCACCTTTCATTCTGATTCGTCTATATACATTATCGACTTGACCATTAGCACCTTCTTCGATAGATACTAAATATTGTGGTACAGGAATAAAGTTAATAGGATTAATATCATCACCTGGTTGCACCATCATCACTGCGGTGCCTACAGATAAGTCCAACAAGAACTCGCCAATAGCCACATCAAAGTTAGATTGTTTTAATGTATCAAATAGTTTTTCATTGTAGAGATCAAGAGCAGCTTGTGCTTCAGCAGAACGATCTTGAGGAATGTCTGATCCAGGCTCTAATCTGCACCATTTACGCTGTGGAGGAAAGATGCCAGACTGCATACGGTTAGCAAATCGTTGTGTAGAGTTAATCGCAGTAGAATCAAACACACGGTTCATTTTCTTTGTGCCACCAACTTTACCATCATAATGGCCATCGTATAAGTTACGTTGAGGTAGAGCAAACTCATATGCTTCTTCATATAAGTCTCTAAAGTTTTCTTTTCGTATTAATGCCTTGTCATGTCTTTTTAAAACATCTTCAGCGCTCAGTCTCATCATTTCCATAGTTATGCCTTCTTATTTTTGTTAGCAAATGCTCTTGCTTCTGCTTTGTCTTTAAATCCCCACTTTTTCAAAGCAAGTTTTAATCGAGTTGGTCTACCCTTCTCATCTTTTAATGGACCATCCATCCCACTAAACCGTGCAGCAAAACTGACACGACGACCATCCTTGCCAGATTTCTGTGGTGGTTTGAGATCTCCGCCATCTTTATTCTCAAAGTATTTACGTCCTTTTTCATTCAATCCACCTTCAGGGTTTTGATATTTTTTAGCAACCATTATTCATTCCAACTTAATATAATTTCAGAAGCATGAGCATTGTTCTGAGTATCTGCATTAGTTAATCTAAACAAGTAAGTCGTCAATCCTTTTAATATTAAGTTGTCACCACCAGCCTCACCTCCAGCACCTTTTTTACCAAGACCACCTGTTAAAATTTCTTGCACTACTAAAGTTCCTAATGAAGTAATCGTTGGATTAACAATCGCTACACCTTTGCTAGCAATGGTGCTTGCTCTATTTCTTTGTATAATAGTCAATGGTGTTCCACCTGAAACGACTGAACCTTCATATAAATAACCAATCGCATTACCAGAAGATAATCCTGAAATACTCATAATAGGATTCATACCGCTTGGAAATGCAAGTGCAATGTCAATGCTTTGTCCAGCTGGCAATGGATCTAAAAAAGTTCGTACATATCCTAACGAAAAAGCCTGACCTTCAATTAAGCGAACCTGTGCAACATCTCTGGTAGGATACGCCCCTCTGTATTGTTCCATCTATTTCTTCTTCTTAAATCCAGCTACCATGTTCTTATAAGCTTTAGGTGTGATTGTAGAATCTTCTTTAGATCGACTAGTTCCTTCTTTCTTACGTTTGTTGATGTTGTGATATAAACCTTTTTTCATACCAATAATCCCTTTCCTAAAGATGTTGCTCCAAGTTGTAAACCACCAGTACCTAACTCTGGTAATCCTGTTGTTGCTTTTGCACCGACAGGTCTAGCTTTTGCTGCCAAGCCACCTGTACCTCGTGTTAATCTTTTCTTTGCTGTTTCTGCTTGAGCAGTTTCACGTTTTGCTTGTCGCGCCCCACTCTCTGCACTTCTTTCAATATCTTTTAATTCATTAGACTCAAACCAATCACGACCGCTCTTAGTAAACCCTAAGCTCACTTCACGGGTAAAATAGCTCCTTGGACCCAAAATACTGAATTGTTTAGATCTATCTTCTATTGCACCCTTTGGGGGTGCCTTTTGTCCCATTGAGCTATATACTTCTGGTCTCCATTCTGTTACCCCAGAAGGCTGAGGAATCATCCATGAGTTGGCTAATCCTACATCAACTAAATATTGTTTTTGATAATCTTGTCTTCTATAACCTTTATCAATTTGTTTATCAACTTGCTCTTGCCACCAGCTTTCAGACTTAAATACATTACGACCACCAGCTAGATCAAGTAAATCTTCTTGTGCTTTTTGAGTAGTAGGCAGCATACCTCGTGCTAAAGCCATGCCAAAGTCTAGCGCTGCCATTATGCTTTAGTCCCTAGCATTTTCTTTTGTTCTTCTTCATCCAAACCTGTCTCTGGTGTGACACGTTGTGCTAACAACATACGCTTACCACCTACAAGTCTTGCTCTTTTAGCTGACGACATTTGTTCTGCTAATGTTCTTTTTTCTTCTTCAGCTGCTGCTCTTGCACGCTTAGTCTCTTCACGCTGTAAACGTAAAGATTCTTCTGCCGCAGATGTATCTGGCTTACCGCCACCAAAACCACCCATTACAATCTCCTCATCATAAATGTATCTTCTTGATCTGCACTGTACTTAACCATCACACCTTCTGATACAAAACCTAATGCTTTGGCCCAACGAACAGCACGTTTATCATTACATTCTACGGTAATCTGAATACGATGTAAATTAAATAATATCTGACAGCTATCAAAGAATGCAATTGCACCTTTAGTCATAGCTATTGGGTATCTTCTGGATTCCTCAGCAAACATAGACCACGCTTCACCCATTCCTTTCCAGTGAAACATAAGACCAAACACAGCGACAGGAACACGATTGACAAACGCAGTAACACAAGGACCGCAGTGAGATTGAAATACAAGAAACCGTTTTCTATCTTCAATCGTAATTGATTGAGATTCATACTCAATTATTCCTTTAAAATTATCTAGATGACTTTCATGGAATGGCAGATAATATCCATTCTCGACATCTGGCATGGCTGTAAGTATTTTATCAACGTGAGTTAAAAACATCGAAGTCGCTATTAACAACAGTTTGTGAGATTAATGTATTTTGTGTTAAGGCGGACTTGGTCATCCGCTTATGCTCTCCACCACCCAAAAGCAGATAACCAAATGCATCACCTATGTGAGAATGTTCATTTTTATTAGGACTATCTTTAAATCGTTCCTGACCAGCACCGACACTGACTCGTTTAAAATGGTAACCACCAGCAAGTGATTTACGCAAACGCTTGCATGATGTATGTAATATGAGTCCAGGCTTTCCCGCAATCAATCGTTGCATCGGTGCAGCCGCAGCTTCACGTCTGACTCTGAAGTTGTTACTGGGTGTAGGTTGTGCTTTTAATCCAATAGTACGTAAGTAATCAAATGCAGTGACTTCATAGATTGCATCACGCTGCATACCCGCTGGGTCACCCCAGACTAATACTTGTGCTTTAGGGTACTTCGCATTTATCTCTGCTAAGAGTTGTGTACCAAATCGTTCTAGTCCCATATCTTCAGTGACGATCTCATGTAAGACCACCCATCGACCATTGTTGAGTCTTTGACCAATGGCTGCTGCTGGAGTTAAACCAAAGTCAAGACCGATATGAATAGGTAGTGTAGGATCGTAATCGATTTCAGAACTACTCATCATGTTGTCATCATACTCTGGCCATACAGGTTTACCTTCTTGTACATAAGTAAACTTACCTTCAGCATAGCATCGTATCCAATCTAGGTTCTTACCACCCAACATCTGAGCATAATATCCACCTGGTAAGTTTGAGACGTTTTCTGCTTTAGGATTAATCGTCCACCAACGACCACCAGCAAAGATGTGATCATTCGCTTCTGGATTCTCAGGCAAGTCTTCAGGATCCACTTCAATCACACCACCTGGTTGATGAAAGAAGTCCCATGCATACTTACCTGTAATCTGATCTTTCTGACTTAAGCGGAACCACCAATGGTCATCATCCATTGGGTTAGTATCCATCCACACTCCATGCCAAGTCGGTCCACCATCCCGCTGCGTAGGATAACGACCAACACGATGAGTGAGACCATCAATAACAGCTTTTGGAAGTTCTCTTGCCTCATTGACCCATGCTCCTGTAAGTTCTAATGATAATAGTTTACGTACATCTTTAGGTTGGTCCAATGCTAAGAAGATCACTTCACAGTCTATACCCGCAGCATCACCGCGGGACGGGAGGCGAATGTGATGAGTGATTGGAGGTGTATATAGCATCGGACCGAAAGTGTTTTCAGGAAACAACTCTTGCCATGTCTTAATGGTTGTTGTCTTTAATTCAGGGTAAGAGTTCCTGACAATTACAAAACGAGTGTAGCGAATCCCGTCAATAGGCGATGGTTTCTGCCTGACGGCCCTCATCATAATCTCAGCAGCACATGCGTAAGACTTTCCCGAACCTACTGGCCCCATCAGTCCGCGAACAAATGCATTGCTTTGGAGAAATTTATATGTCGTTAATGCACTGCTAAAATCCAGATCAATGCCTGGACCCGCTAACTCTTTTTTACTACGTTCTTTCTTATTGCTCATCGTCGATGTCTTTAAACTTCATGGTTGCAATACGTCTGAGTTCTTGATTCTCTTTCCATAGTGCATCAATAATTTCCATGACTCGGGTATTATTCATGTGCGCCATAGCAAACTCTTCACGCAACTGCTCAATCATTGCCTTGAGTTCCATCTTTAGTCTCCAGTTGTTTTACTAAAAATGCGACATAATGTTGCAACTTCTTCAAGTCCTCAACACCCCCTTTATCCCGCCAACGCAGTGCGTACTTTATTATGTTACCATTCAGAAAACCTTCATACGCTTCATCTGATAGGTACTCTTTCATTACGTCTATAGGTTGTATGGTGTGTCGCTTGTAATGGTCACCACCAACTTGGACATCTTTTGGATCATTCATCTTTATCTATTCCTAATCGTCGTGCTGCTTCTTGAGCAAATTTATTGACTACTTCAAATTGATGGTTGGGTTTGTCTAATACTTTTTTAATCCAACCTCTATGTCTGTCGTATCCTTTTACCTTGTCTGCTTCTTCTTTAATAATCTGCATGTATTTATCTCGTGCTGCTTTATTCTTCATTGTCAAATGTCTCTGGTGCTTTTACGTTAATGCCAATCACGGATGGTTTGTCAGACTCATCAGGATTATCCAACAGACCACTGGCTTTTGCTAACAGTCTTAAGGTTTGTACTTTATCCCATAGTTCAATCTCGATCTCACCTGTCTTCGGATTGGTCTTGATTCTTTTAATTGCTTGCATCGCTGTTTCAGGAATGTCTTTACTCGCTTTCACTTTCACATTACCAGCTTCATCCCACTCCATGATATCAGACAATTTAGTATTCGCCATACACAGCAACGAGTAGGCAACGGCCTCTCGGTTTGCTGCGATGGTCGTACTACGTTCCAAGTTCTTCTGTAATGCTCTCACACCACCATAACCAGATAGACTTGGAATCGGTTTATTTTTATTTTTAGTCTCAGCCATTAGAAGGGTAAGTCGTCTTCTAAATCATTTAAATCATCGGACGTAACCTGATTCGTTGACTGCGTATTCTGTACTGGTGCTTGCCCACCTTTGTTCGCCACAGGATTACCAATTCGGATACCTTTGTATTCAACGCCGCTTTTACTCACGTTGTCATACACATCGAGGTAATGCTCTGTGCCGTCAGGCATTAAGATCTTACCACGCCAATCAGCATGCCAATCTTCAGTTTTATTATCGTTTTTAAATACAGAACCTGTACCTGGTTTTGCTTGATATTCAGCCATTATTCTTCTTCCTTTTCTAGTTCATAAATATGGACGACGGCTGCGCCACCATCCCTTGCCTCACCTCTGGCAATCTCAATGTATTCAAATTGACTATCGTCATCATACACGTTAGCCTTCATGAGTGCATCTAATATTGCTTTAAGTGTGTTATCTAAATCAAATATTCTTTTTGATCTAGGATGTATCATCACACTGATCCCAAGACTCTTATCACCAAACCCTTTATACCCAGCTTGCTTGACTATAGCATCTACCTCTTCGGTAAATTTTTTTCCAGCGGGAGAGATATACCTTCGCTTTCCCGATGAGTGCCAGTAGTTGT